TGGACAGGCCGCGGGCGTTCGCATCGTTGGGGTCGCGCAGCTTGTCCACGAACATCGCGGACGTGCCGAACGCGCCCTGGGTGACGTAGGCGTCGTGCTGCTGCGTGTGGAACCCGGAACGCGCCGCGTACCGGTAGTGGAACATGATGTCCGTGACCTGGTCGCACCACAGGCGCACGTTCCGGCGCGCGTTGAGCTTGGGGTCGGCGATCCGGATGCCGTGCCACTTGCCGTTGCGCGGGGTCAGCATCGACTCCATCGCCGCGGCGTAGCGGAACAGCGCCGAGCTCGCGGTCGTGTCGAACATCTCCAGTCCGCGTTCCTGCCCCGGGCTGACGTAGGTGTCGGAGTTGAACGTCTGCTGGTAGTGCGGCAGCACGACGCGCGCCGTGTCCTCCCAGAACTGCTCGAAGTTGGCGCGCGCTGTCCTGGCCTCGGAGAGGCCGTGCAGGATGTCGTCGATCAGGGCGTCGTTGGCCACGTAGGTCAACCGTTGCCCATGCCGGTCAGGAAGCCGCCCGCGGTGTCGATGATCTTGCCGGTCTGCTCGTTCACGGTCAGCTCCCCAGGAGGCCGGACGTGCTGACGGTGCCGGTGTTGGAGAGGCCCGCCGCGCCGCCGGAGGTCAGGTACGTGCTCGACTTGCCGTACAGCGCGCGGCGCTTGTTCTCGTCGTCGATCTGCGCGTCGGCTTCGGTCGAGGTGTTGGCCATCGTCGGGGCGTCCGGATTGGCCTGCGCGGGCGCGGCCTTCTTCGTGCTGGTGCCCAGCACTTTCCCCAGGGCTTTGGTGAAACTGGCAACGACGCTCAAGGGGCACCCTGGGGGCATGGAAAGTCGGAGACATTGTGCCGCACTGTGGATATTTTGTCCACACTCAGCGCAACGGATTGAAGTCGACGTTCTGCGCGATCCGGCTCCGCCGGCCGGTGCGCGCCGTCGCGCTGTCCTTGCGTGCCACGGTCTGCCCGAACGTGATCGCCAGGGCGTCGCCGTCGTTGGGGCTGGCCAGGCCGCGGGCCTTCATGTCGTCCTTGCTCTCCACCTGCAGCTTGCCGGTCAGCTTGTGGCGCAGCCGCTTCGGCCCCTTGAGATCGTCCTTGAGGATGTCCGAGTCATCGATCGCGCCGTTGCGCAGCCACATCGCCATCTCGCCCCAGCACTCGGCGCGCTTGTTGAAATACTGGGCCTCGTCCTTGGGGCTGCCCTGCGCGAACACGCTGATGACCCGGTAGCCGGCCGCGCGCAGCCACTCCGCACCCGGGGCGCCCACGCCGTTGGTGTCGGCCATGATGTAGTCGGGCTGGTACTTGTCGATCGCCGGCGCCACCACGTTGGCCGTGAAGTCCAGCACCTGCATGCCGGATCGCCGGATCGCCGGGATCGTGCGCGCGTCGTAGCCGCGGCGGAACCGGATGCAGGACGGATCCTTGCCGCCGTTGCCGAAGTCGATGCCCATGCACAAGGGAGCGCCGGGATCGGGAATGATGTCCCGTTCCCTCGCGCCCAGGATCGCGTCCATCGGGATCAGCTGGTCCTCGCCGGAGTTGGGGAACTGGCCGTAGACCTCCACCCGGGCTTCGTCGGAGTCCTCGCCGTACTGGTTGATGATCTTCTGGTAGACCGCCAGGTCCGTGCCCTCCACCGTGCGCGCGTCGATCTGGGTGGGGTTCCAGACGTCACGGTCCCGGTGGTGGCTTTCGAAGAAGGCGCCGGTGTTGTTGCGCGGGTTGGAGTAGAGATCCCAGTAGCGGTCCAGCACCGGCTCGGTGAAGAAGCCGTCGGACACGGAGAAGATCGACTGGGGGATGCCGGACGCCTCGTCGAACTTCAGCATCATGCCGTTGTGGTTGTGCGCGCCGGCGAAGGCGTCGGGCTTTTCCTCGCTCCACAGCTGCGCCTGGAGGTAGTAGTAGCCCGTGTCGATCTTCAGGTCCTGCTTCAGCAGCGCGTCGAACCAGTCGGCCGGCCGCAGGCTCATGGCGTTCTTGTCGAACCAGTGGTTGTTGATGGCCAGGGTGTGCCACTTGCCCAGCTCCGCCATCGTGCGGCTGACCAGCTGCGCCTCGGTGTTGGCGGTCACGATCGTGGTGGAGCCCAGGCGCGTGGACATCATCCACAGGCCCTCGAAGCTGAACAGCGCGGACTTGCCGATGCCGCGGCCGGACGAGATGGAGCGGTTCCACATCTGGGGCGGCTTGCCCATCTGCATGCGGATCCGGTTCTGGCGGATATGGTCGGTCTTGGCCTCCAGCTCCGCGATCTGCCACTTGCGCGGTTCCTTGAAGTGCTCGAGCGGGGTGTTGGGCTTGCCCCACGGGAACAGGAACATGACGAACGCGCGTAGGTCGTCGGCCAGGTTCGGGTCCCACAGCTCCGTCATCAGGGCTTGTTCGCTCTTTGCGTCGTAGAGCTGCTTGGCCTTAGGCATGTCGTTTAGCTTCCGTTTAGCTTCGTGAGGACAAATTGCCTACGAAAATTTTCAGCAGCGCGGCCTCGACATGGCCCCGGGTGGAGCTGCGCGCGCCGCGTCTGGCCCCCACCCCCACCTGGCGCCCCCCGGTCGTGAAAAAGGGGGCCCCATCGGCGCGCGAGCGGGCCTAGTCAAATATGTCCGGGAGCTGGGGAGTTGATTGTTTATCAACTGCGCGAGGCGCCTCAACGCTAGGCGCAGCAACAAACTCACCTTCGATTGGCTCGGGTAGGTCGCACAGAGGTCGCAACGTGGCGCGTGCTCGGGCTGCAGCCAGGGCTTCGCCGATGTCCAGGCGATGCTCCACCGTGACATCCAGTTTGTCCCCATAAACCTTGGGGATCATCTTGGACGCGCGCCACTTGATGCTGTCCACGATGAGCCTGGCGCGGTTGACGTCGGGCTCCGTGCGCGCCACGTGGTCCATATCATCCACCTGTTGATCGACTAGGATCGCGCGCGCACGTCGCACCGAACATTCGAAAGCTGGCAGTTCGGCGAGCCACTTCGTGTAGTAGTACTTCGTCGTACCGGCCAGCTTGCAGGCGTCCGCGATGCTCTTTCCGCTCGCAATGAGCGTGCAGATTTGCGCCTGCACGTCACTAAGCCCTTGATTGTCAAAGATAGATAGGCTCTGGCTATCGCTCATGGCGCACCGATAGAGAAAAACAATCGTCCGAAGTGTTGACACGACGTCCGCAACGTGGACATTATAGCCTCACTGACCACGCAACGGACTAAACCGATGATCCGCTACCACACCCACGAAACCCAAGAGGCCGCAGCCGCGCATGCGGCAGCCATCCGCGCAGCTGGCGGCGTGGCGTTGGTTCTCACCTATCGCGCCGACTTCCATGAAGTGAGGGAAATCGTATGACCCGCCAAGCGATCCACACGCCCTATCCGTTCCACAGCTACACGCAGCACAACCCACGCGCCCACGTCACCTGTTGCCGGCCGCGCAAGCTGCCGCGTCGCACGTGGCTGCAGCGCGTGCGGGACGAAATCGCGCGGCTTTGCCGCTGAATCTTTGCGTCCGCAGTGCGGACATTCTGACAACGGAGAACGAAATGGCCAAGAACGCCCATCTCATCGAAGCCCGCTACGTCGGCCCGACCAACACGAAAGGCGCCCGCGTGCGGCTGTTCTCACACCGGTTCGAGCGGGACAGCTACACGGAAGGCCGCGACTACGAGACTCGCGACATTTTCGAACAGAGCGAGCGAGCGCTGACCGATCTCGGCTACACGATCGAATGCCAAGGCGAAGCCCGCCACGGCTACTTCTTCGTCGTGTCCGAATTTCTCCCGCTGCGCGACGCGGCCGCCAAACTGCGCAAGCGCCGCAAGAATGGGGAGGGTTGAGCAGTGGCCCGCATCACGTTCAAAGCGAAAGTGCAGGAAATGGGCAATTGTTCGGGCGGCGTCGCGTACCGGTACGTAACCGTGCCCAAGCTGGAGTGCAAGCACTGCGACATGGCCGCGTTCCGCAGTCATCCCAAATTCGGCGGTTACGCCAATTCGGACCTGTTCCCCGGGATGCTCGCGCGCATCGCCAGCGGGCTCAAGGCGGGCTCTCTTGGGCTTCGCCTGGATCGGCTGCCGCCTAACGTCACCGTCGACGAATCCGGCTTTCTGGCCGTCGTGGCCGTCGAAGTCTGACCCTCGCCACTGCCGCTTGGGCAACCAGGCGGCAGGATCGAGGGCCAGTGGTGGCCTGGAGGACAGAGAGATGCGCAAGCGATACGTAGCGGAGAAGGTGCGGCCGACCACAGAAGTTGATCAGGTCACGGGCCTCGACGTGCGCGAAATCGAACCGCCGGCGGATCGCGCGTGGTACTGCTCCAGCCGCGTCACGGGTGAAGTGTTCTACGGCAGCACGGCTGCAGAAGCCGAAAAGCGGGCCAAACAAAACGACAAGCGGATTGCGGATAGCAGGTTGATGCTTTGACCACCTGGACCGAAGCCCGCCAATTCATCCTGACCGCCGTGCTGATCGACGCGGCGGTCATCCTGGCCCTTTGGGCCGCACACTGAGGGAGAACGACAATGGAAACCCAAGATTGGCGCGCGCCTACCGTGCCTGAAGACGAGACGATCCTTTTCGACGAGCCCGGCCGCGTGCTGACGCACAGGCGCACACCGGATAGCAAAGGCACGCCCGTTTGCTATTCTGCGTACCACTACCAGGTCACAAAGCCCGAATACGGCCAGTGTGTGTTGCGCGTGAAACATGGCGCCGGCGAGGAATCCGTGTTGATTGGCTACCCAGGCGAGCCGATAATCCACGCGCTGGCGGCCCTGGACAGCGACGCACGGTTCGCAGTGCTCCACGCGCTGCGCGAGCAACGGAACGAAGGTACGCAAGACGGCCGCAACGCGGTGCGCGCGGAGTACGCGCAAGCGTTCGTAGACGGCCGGCTGAAAAAGCGCAAAGTGCGCGGCGAGGCGCGCGTGCGCGTGTGGGTCGAACCAAAGGCGCGCGCCGCGTAGCCGCATCCGGAATTTACGCACCGAACCAACCCGGCCTCGCGCCGGGTTTTTCGTGGCCGGAGGTTTCCGCGGCAAAAATCCCCACCGAACCGCGAAAAAGCCCGAACCGACACTTAAGTCCAGCCGATGAGAGGGCCGGCGGCAGGTCTGCAAACCCTTATTCTATCTTTTCTTAGAATCAAGAAATAAAGATAGAGGTACAGA